TCGAATGTAGTTGTACCCGAAGTAGTATTAGCCATTTAGCCTCCTACTTGTCTAATAATATAGTCGCAGCAGTTAAACTCGAAAATGCAGAAATTGTCATTCCACCTTCAAATAAAATTCCATCTTCTGGAATATTGAAAGCAAAGACATCACCTGCTGGTGCATCACCAATAAATTGTGTAACTGAATTTCCGTCTTGTAAAGTTATTGATCCGGCACCTGCTGTTGAATTAGAAAGAATAATTCCTCTTAATCTTGTTCTTCCAGCGAACACTGCACCTGTTCCTGTTACTCTTACTGCTTTTACATCTGATTTCATATTTTAATCTCCATTAAATTTATGTGGGCCCGAAGGCCCACGATATTATTTATTACGATGTTGCAATGTCAGTCGTTGGAGCAGCCATTTGCTTCCAAGTAGTTCCATTTGAAAATGCATAACCTGGATTTCCAGCAGCACCATTTGAAACATAAATCATAACACCAGTATTTCCTACAGCACTTAGAGTAGCACCAGTAGTTGCGTTCTGAACTACAGATGTACTTGAAAAACTCCAAGGTGTAGTTCCACCTTGTTGAGTATCACCTGCGTTTGGATTAGGTCCTCCGATAAAACCATTTATCGATGTAACCGGTCCTGAAAATGTAGTATTTGCCATAATTATATCCTCCTAGTTTCCGAACATAGTCTCTAGGCCGTCGACTATACGCGTCTATGTTCTAATTAATTTGTATAGTAATTATTTTATATACGAAATTATTGAATAGTGCAAGATATCCCTAGGCAATATAATTGATTTTAGATATTTATAAGTCCTAATTATCCAGCGTAAAGGTGAACTTCACCATCTAATGGATTTGTATGGACTTCTTCTTCCTGTTTCCTGATGATCGATCTAATTACTATTTTGATCTCATCACCTAGAACAGACATTTCTGGTGTTATTTGTCCTTTGTTTTCAAGAAACAGCTCGTTCCATCTAGATTCGAGTTTCAGTTTCTTCGCGAACAATACCATGTTGTCCTGAGCCATTTGTAACCTCCTCATAGGTTATATAAAAATCACTTCCAGCACCGTGATACTGTAAGTCATTTTGTTCCCATTTTATATCAGATTTTCCTAAGAAGTCAATAATGGGTTTATTTAGCTCATCCGCATTATTTATTTCTTTATCACTTTCGATTTCAAACTCGGTTTGAAGTGTTTTTGTAAATATTTTAATTAAGTATTTATACATGGTTTTCTCTTTCTATATTCATAATGAGGCGGGATTGTGTCCCGCCTCAAAATTTCTAATTATTATGCACCTGGTGATGCAAAAATACCTCTATAGTCAGATACACCAAATGAGTATCTTTCTCTAGCTTTGTATCTTACATTACCTGTATCAAAGTCACCTTCCATTGCAGTCTTGATAGACGCTCTGTCAAAGTACTTCATACCATTCGGCACGTCAGTGATAATGTAAAACGCATCTGGATCAGTTAAGAAATTGTTCACTCTGTAACCTTGAGGAACCATTCCCATAGAAACGATTGCGTTGATGTCATTATCAGCTGTTCCCACTCTACCTTGAGATTTCATCAATCTCTCAGCTGTGAACTGAAGTTCAGGTGGAACAATCATCTTAACACCTCTTGCAGCAATTTTTAGACCTCTTTCGTCTGTCATTGCAGCAATATCGATTAAAGATTGCTCTAGTGAAGTTTCGTTCAAGTCAGCTGGTGTAGTTAAAGTGTTCGATACAGTTCCAGCAATAGTTGGGTGTAATGTGCTAAATAATGCAACATTGTCACCTGATGTGAAACTACCGAATCCATTAATTAATGGATTTACAGCTTTTACTTGTTTTGTGTTCGCCATAGATCTAGCTAATGCTTTAGTATATCTACTAGCAAGTCTGTCATACAAGTTGTCCTCGATTGCTTCTTCAGTTATTGAGAAGGCAAGAGCCACAGTTTCGTGTGTATATCTTGCAGTGTAAGTCTCTTGAGCATTGTCAAAAGTTACACCTGATCCTTCTGGTTTAACCTGAGCATTCGCGAAACCTGATAACATAACTTCTTCTTCAAACGCTCTGTCTGAAGATTCGCTAGTGTAGATTTCAGCATGCTGATTCTCATAACGTTTATACTCCAAGCCGAATAGGGCATTCAAACCTGGTTCTAGTTCTTTAACTAGTTGTCCTCTACTTATCGCCATAGTTTTATCTCCTTATTATATTCCGGCTTCTTGTTTCAAGAAGTGTTCGTTGATAGTAACGACTACGTTCGCATTAGCTGCGCCTAGTTCATTATTATCAGGGTCTTTTGAAACACCGATTATTTTAAATTGAGCTGCAGTATTTGCCATAGTAGCAGATAACTCAACATTAGATACACCATCGGAAGCAGAGCCCGCTGAGTATGTATCAATGTTAGCACAGTTACCAATATTAGTTCTTGCAACTGTACCAGCTGATTGTATTTCAAACCTTTCATAAGGGTCATCACTTATGAATCCAACGATATCTGTTGCAGCGTTTGATCCTGCTAAGTAATTTGCCCAAGTAGGTTTGCTTGTAGATGAATCAGTATAGAAAACACCATTAAGTGATCCTAATAACACATCCGTAATAGCACTAGCTACTTGAATATATCCAGTGTCAGCCATTTTGACTGGGTCACCATTATATATCGCGCTAGAACTTCCTGCGATTGCGTATTCGGATAAACCTTGTGCGTCTCTATTCTGACCAACTTTTCCTATTGCTTTCAATCCGAAAGCGGCGTCTTTATTTGCCATAGTTGTGTCCTCCTTATAGACATTTTAGTTTAGTTTATCCTCTGATGGTTTAAGAATTCTTTTAGGATTTCTTTGAGCCACCGAAGGTTACACGAGTCTGTCGATCAATATTGATCGGCATACTTGGGTGCTGTTCCTTCATAAGATCGTTATCTACTGCCTCAACGTTATCTTGACCTTGTTTAACATAATAGTCATGACGTTGTTTTGCGATCTCTTCCGGTACCCTTGCCAGCACAAGGCCACCAACTCCGATTACTCCCTTGTATTTGCCGTCTTCAACAATTGGATAATCCGTATCTGGATATTCATCAGCTCTCACTAATTCGTATCCTGATCTAAGTCTTCCAGCTAAATTTTTAGTATCCTGGAATCCCATAGACTCTACTCTTATCCACCTGTGCTGAAAACCTGTTGGCGCAGGGGGCGCATCTAAAGATGATGGTGGAGTCCAAACTTTTTTTCGAGTTTCTTTTTCTCGAGTCTGACTCGCACGCGAGGTTCTTGTTTCATTTTCGTTACTCATATGCTTATACCTCCTTCGTGATTTTTAGTTGTTTCGCATATTCTTCTAGTGGCACACCTAATTTTTTAGCGATAGCTACCTGTGATGGTGTGAGCCTCACAGTCTTGCGACCAGTATTTGTACTTCGCTTCGCTGAAGCTACTGTTTGTACGGGTTTGGTCGTTTCCCCACTGCTCTTAGTTGTAGCAAATTTGTGGGGGAATTCAAGTCTTATTCTCTTATCTATTTCAGAATAATATTCGTCACTAGATGGGTCATAACCTTCCTGTTCAGTCAATTTCTTATGTAAATCAAACGCAGTATAGGTCATAGCTGTATCTTGACCAAACCATGTGTTTCTACTAGCCCATGATTCAGCTTTAGGATCAGGTGTTCCTTGTGCCGCTGTTTGTCTATTTAAATTGATTTCAGGAGTTTTAACCTCTGTGGCTTGTTTAGATTTAAACTCTTCTTGAGCAATTTTAGTTTCCTCAAGTTTAGCTTTTTTATAACCTAACTCAGAGATTGCAGTTAAAGCTTCTGCTTCTGCTCCAAGATCATTTGCTTCTCTTGCTGCAGCTAGTTTAGCTTGTGCTGCTTGTAGACCAGATACAATAGAATCTTCTGTAGACTTCATGAATCCGGGTTCTAGCTTCGAGATTTTTTGTTCAGCCATTTCTCTTAATTTAATTTGCGCTCTTGCAAATTCTGCAGCTTCATCTTTTTGTCTC